CACTGGTATACACTAATCACCTACCTGTCTACCTACACAGCGTACTGTGAAGTATCCCGGCATAAGCTTATTAAACGTAAGAAGGGAACTGCGGAATATAACATCATCCCGCTCCTTCTTCCACGTTGGACCCGGAACAAGTTTCTGGTCACCTAACGGCGGAGGGCCGTCAGGCCATGCTTTAGAGCTATATGCAATTCAATTTGATCCTAAGAACACTTCAGGAGTGAAGTCATCACCTCCTAAGTGCCGCACTGGGTAACTAACACCGTTATCTAGCGCTATCTGAGAAAATGGAGAGGAAAGCCTCCTCTCGTATCTCGTAGGATCGTTATAATAAAAGAAGTGAATACTGTTTTCCACGGTGTTCAATCGTGAAAAGTATTTTATTCTTTGAATATTAACAAATTGTAGGAAGGCCCATTGATTCGATCTAGGCTGTAAATCTAGACCATATCGTGGGCTTGTCGGTGACAACGCGGCAAGTAACACCAAGTTGCGCCATCTTTTAGGGAATAGACCCGTCAAGATAGACGCTGTAAGCGAGAGATTAATTCTCTTACACTCAGCGATTATCGCCAATGTATTTGATACAACAGTGTTTTTATTAAATTTAAGCAAGGCTAAAGGAAAAGGTGTTAAATCTCTTCCATGGCAATATAAGCTTTTGGCAAATTCTGCCACCCCTACTGAAATATAAGTTTTATCTTTGGAAAATTCCATACCAAGGTAATCGATTAACTTCAGATAATGTTCAGCCACACCATGGCCCCGTATACATAGGTCATCACCTAAAACGGAGTACGGTGCTCTATCCAGTCTAGATTGACCGGAGGCTGCAAAGGCAACCCTAACGAGATAATGATGTGAGATCGCCATCACTGGCCAGCTCGACAACAGTCCCATAGGTTGCCCCACTGTGTACCTTGTACACTTTGGGCCTCCCGTTGAAGTTATAACGAAAGACCTTCTCGTTGTAACCCATCACCATCCGAACGCCTGTAAAGGAGTTAAGATGCGCAAGTTGATCAATACAAACACTTGGTATAGTGCCGGCATGCGATCAGTTGCAGCGGTTAAATCAATTGATGCTAAAGGAAAGTTTTTCCTAGACATCTCTCTGATATAGTCGCGTGATCGATTTTGATCGAAGGTGCCGTCTTGTAAAAGACGCCTCAGTATGAGGTTACACCTTTGATGCACCGTTTTAAGCAAACTCTGCGATAGGATGTCTCCTACCGCAATCACCCTCGTCTTGCCTCCTTTATCACTAATGAAGACAAGCCTTGAATGAATAGAGTTGGCCTCACTCTCGCGCTGAGATAGAGCGAAAGCGTCCCTAAGAGCATCG